ATACACCTTGCCTAGACCACGGTTGGTAGCAGCGTCGCCAATGGCGTAAGCACCACCAGCACGAACGGTTGCACCTGCGGTTAGGTTGGCAACAGCACCCTGAGTAGCTGAAATCCAGCCGTCAGGATCAGTACCGTCACCTAGTTGTACGTCAGTACCACCAGCCCAAGCAGTACCAACTTTGAGCACCACATCTAGCACAACAGCGCCAGCGGGTAGTTCGATATTAGCACCAGAACTTTGATAGGTAATGGCTAGATGGGCTTCTTTAACAGAACCATCATGGTCATATACACCAGCAACGTTACGCTCGGGGATGTTAGCGCCAAAGCCTACGATTAGGCCGTCAGCGTTAGTCCATGTAGAAGCACGGGTCATTTTCTATTTCCTTTCAATTAGATGGTGTTCTTGGTGATAACAGACACCAGACACTCAGGACGATATAGTTTTAGACCAAAACGGGCGTTCATCACATACTCGTCACGACGTAGGTCTTTGTTGCGCTCGTACTCTACACGGGGTAGTTGACGATAGGCACCAACGAAGGGGGTTAGATCGCCACCAACAGACATGAACAGGTTCACGGTTGGGGTAGCAGGAACAGTAGCACCACCTAGGCTAGAAGCAGCAGCTTCAGTAGCAGCAGGTAGGAAGTTAGATACGTACACATCGAAACCAAAGATGTTACGGATGAAACGCATACCAGTGACTTCGTTAACAAAACCACCCTGAACGATACCTTCGAAAGCGGGGTTGTTAGTGAAAGCCTGAGCACCCACTAGAGTGTTGAAAACATACTCTTGTGAAGGATCAATGATAGCAACACGGGTACCACCAGCTTGAGCCTTGTCTAGGGCGTATTTAGCCTTAGCAAAGTCCGCAAGAGTAAAGATACCACCAGTACCAGAAGCTACGAAACGATGGTCAGCACCGTTGATAGAGTTAACGTTACCAGAGGTTTGTTGGTTAGCTAGAGAGAAAACAGAAGATTCTAGGTTCTCGTCTAGGGCACGACGCATCTTGGTGGGAAACATACCGATTAGCTGCTGAGCGTAGTAGCTGTCCTGCTTAGCCTTATCGGTAATGTAGGTAGCTGACTCAACATAACGGTCAATGGTGAAGTTGAACTCACCAGTGTCCATTGAATCATAGACAACAGGGGTTAGTTCAGCAGTTTCACGCATTGGTAGTTCACCAACGGAAGGAATGGTAAACTGGTTACCATCGGGGAAGCCATTGAGCATACGTACATAACGTGTGCCCATTAGTTGTTCTTGAAGAACGTCTTTTAGTTCAGCAGACCACAGTTCGGCACGAACTAGGTTTGCATCAACCTTTGCAAAATCTACACCAGCCATTTAATTCTCCTTATTGCCCAAAATATAGGGCGGGGTTTTGAGAAACAGTTTGCTGTAGCTTATATTGGAAATCTTGTGACCAGTAGGTTTTAGGATCTTCTTTACGAACCTTTGTAGCCCACTCTTTAGTGCCTACAACTTTACTACGATCACCACCGTTAGAAGCTACGGAAGTTGTATTCATTGAACCTGTATCCATGTTGTTAGCAGGTAAAGTTACCTGACCACCAAACATATTTACAAAATCAACAGGATCAGTTGCAGCTAGTTCCATCAGGATTTTTGCTTTCTCAGGAGTGCTTGCACGTTGTTTAAAAACATCGGCAGCTTTCTCGCCAAACTTCTCTTTCATAAGAGAGTCTGCTTTCAGCAGGTTATCCATCTTAGACTTTGCAGCCTCACGACCCTCTAACGTCTTCTCTACAAGCTGTTGCACAACGTCAGGTGTAATACCTGCGACAGGAGGAGTGTCGTCCTCTGGTGCTACATTTTGTTTTGACATACGTTCCAAAACCTCATCAATGGTTTTAGCTGAAGCAGCTTGCTCACGTAGTTTACGATTCTCTTCTTTAAGGGTTTCGATAAACTGATCAGCGTTAGTATATGCTTTAGCTAACTCTTCTGGGGTTTTGTATTTTTGCCCTTCACCGACAAGTGCGGTAAATAGCTGTGCATCAGTTGTCGCTGGTGCTGTGTTGGTGGGTTGATTGTCGCCTTCGCCACCGAAAATTGTTGCATTGGTCATGCGTTTTAACTCCTAAAAATTGACAGCCTTAGAGTAGGCTTTTTAAAAAACGTCACTTTTTTGCTGTGTCTGGTAAAAGTGACATAACGAACTCATAGGCTTTAATCTGTCCTAAATTGTATGCAAGTTTAGCATAATGGTTAGGACAGTCAAAATCATCCTTTTTAATACTAGTAATTTCTTCTTTTAAAGTAGTTAATGTATTATATAAAGCTTCTAATACATAACTACTATTATTCCAAGCTTTAGTAAACTCTTCATTAGTACTATCTTTAGGTTTATTATTTAATAGTAATTTATTCATATAATATATATTAGTAATAATACTAGTATATTACATCATTTGTTGCTGCATGTCAACCCCCTGTGGAGGCATACCTTCTTCAGACATGTCACCTTCCGGGTTAATGGTTGCCTCAGTTTGAATGTCTTCAGACACTTGATTCATTAAACGCTGTGTTTCAGCCTGTTCAAAGATCATGGCATTGTCTTGTACAATCTTGTAGTTTTGCCAGCCTAGGTTCTCTTCTAGAGCCTTGGCAATAGCCTTGCCACTAATGTGTGCAGCCACCGTAGGAATGGCTTGTACAGCCACCATAGTTTGGTTTAGTTCCTGAATAAACCGTGCCTGTTCACCAAAGTGACGAGCACCAATAGGATAGATCTTGCCAGCAGCCATCAGATCGTCTTTGGTGACCTCAACGAAGGCTTCTGTACCATAGTCCTCATCTACAGTCCGAATGCGCTCTACGCCCTCAAAATTGCGAATAGCTTCAGCTAGCATACCGTTTAGCAAGGGTTCTAGAATGTTACGCTCAAACCAGCTAACCTTGCTCTGGAAGATACGACCAGCAGCATTCTCTAGGCTTTGCACCTCATACTTAGTTTTTTCACCGGGAGTACGGATGCCCATAGCTTGCTTAGGTGCACCAGCTAATTCTTCCATACGGTTCATTAGCTCGTTAATTTGCATATCTGCTTGCAAAGCAGTGGCATCTGGACGTAAAAACTCCAAACCGCCCTCATCACCCACAAACACAGTGGCACCGGGTTCGTACTCAAACTCCTCTACTGTGGAGCCTTTTACAACCATTACTGGATAGGCAATCAGGTCGAATACATCTGCCTTAAGGTTTTCTAGGTGATCAATGCGGTATTGCATACCAACTAGCTGATCTAGCGGCCCTTGTGCCCACAGGTTGTCTGTACGTAGCCGCCAGCCACAATGGAACATAGGCTTGCTACCTGTCCACATTGGGTTGGGTTGTTTGCGTAGAATCCACTTACGATCAATGACGGTTACTAGCTGGTTACGTAGCAGTTGTTTAGTGTCTGGATCATAAATGTCGCCCCAAAACTCTAGCAGTTCTACCATGTCGCTATCTAGGTACTCGTCAGCACTGCCAAACCCATCAATAGCCATGTTGAGTTCTTTCTTAAACTCAGGATCATCACGATAGTTTTGACGGAATGCCATTGCTTTAGCAAGCGTAGCTTTGTCGTAGTTTAGTGCAGGTTTGGTTTCTACATCATTCATTAAGTCGCCTACGCTTTTGAGCATACGACGCACTACAGGGGTCTTGTCAAACGTTTCTGACAAAGGGTTAAACACAATGTCAGTAGGGTTAATACGATAGGCTTTAGGGCCAACATAACGACTAACTACGTTACCAGTGTTGTCACTAATAACGTCGCGCACGTAGTCATAAGTAACAACAACGTTACCAAAGTCAATGTAGTCATATACCAATTGGGATACGAGAAGTTGGAAGTTAGATGCTTTTAGCTTCTGTTTTAGATAGTTAGTAATGGCATAACGTTTTTTGGTTAACTCGGGGCTTTTATCAGTAGCTTCCCAAAAAAACCAATTCTCAGAAGGAAACAATGCAGCCATATAGTTAGCATGCAGGTTGTCCCGAATCTGAGTTAGTTTAGGTGTTACTGTGGAGTTTTTCCACGGTAGTTTGCTATTACTAGTTTTACGTGTGTCAGTAGCAAACAAATAATTACGTAGTTCTTGCTGGTCACTTTTCCATACATTACGAGCGTTGTCCCAGCGTACCCACATGTCGGCAATTTTATTTGCTAGGCTGTCGTCTTTAAATGACACTTGAATGTTTTCGTTCATAAGTTCCTCTTAGTAGGCTACGCCACCAAATTTACTATTAAATGCAACTACGTTTGTTTTCTTACCCCAAGTCCTACTGGAAAGAGGTGACTTACAAATTTCTACGCATGAAGCCAAAGCATCTTTTACGTCGTCATGCTCTGGATTATTCATAATTAGCTCTTCTTCCAGAATCTGGCAATTACCACCTTTGTAGTGCCAAATCTGATTGTTGTTATACCGTGGTTCTAGAATGGCTGCAATGCGTTCTGTCTTGCTCATGTTGCGAGGAGGATTGTATTCCTCCACCGTAAACACAATGTTCT